TAACATCAAGGGATGGCCACAAGCATCTTATGTAAATATACACGACAACAAATTCCTCAATGAAGTGTGGACATCTGTGAAAGTGTACGGATTCAATGCGCACATGAGAATTGAGAACAACCTGTTCCAAAATTGGGATAGCTATGACATTGGTAATGGGTTAGCCATCGGATGGCATTCAACGGATACTGACGATTCAGGCTGCACTTCAGCATCTCCCCTTGCAACCTCTGACTGGAAGATCAATAACAATCGTTTTCTTTATCCGGCGCAGAATTATCCGAGTTCGACAAAAGGCCACCTGTTTGCGACTGAAATGTTTGGGGGGAGTTACACTTGTGATTTTGTGAACGGAATGGAGTACACGCACAATTACCACGATGCTGGTGGATTGTCTGGCGGAACTGGGTTCAGCGGCGGTGGCTCTAACTCACACATTGACGATAATGTGTGGGTGGATAGCACCGGCTACGGCTCACGCAATGGTATTGAGGGGAGTTTTACAAATAGTTCTGTGAGCCGGAACATCATTGTTGGCGGCAGCATCGCGGCGTACAGCGGTGGCCGTGGATTCGCGATTAACAACTTTGTGCTAGCAGACAACATCGTAGTAAACAGTAACCCCGCTACAAATCTCACGGGATTCAAGGCGCTAACAATAGGCGCTGGAACTAGCGATGCCCCAATGTCTAACGTCAGCATTACAGGCGGCATTTACGATATGTCTGGCCAGGGATTACCTTCAGGTGGAAACAACTATGCGGTTGTGGTTAACGGTGGCACTGGTTATATCAATGGCCTGAAAATTTCTGGTGTTAAGATTCTGGCGTGCGGTGACTCAAATTGCGGTGGAATTCGTATTGCAACGGCCACAGGTGGCACAAGCTCGGGCATCGAAATCAGCAACAACGATATAGAAGGCGTCAGTGGGGGTACGGCGTATGCTGGAGTTGTTGACGGCATAAGCGGCTATCCCACCAATGACACGGGGGTGAACGTCCACGACAATAAGATCATCAATTTTTCAACACCGATCAGTTTGTATACCACGGGATCTTCGGCACAATGGGGTAACGTTTTTTCGGCAACACAATCAACATCCCCCTATGCCAGCACTATAATTCAAGGCAACGGGGTGACGGTAACTCCGGCAAGCAACACGATCAATTTTGTTCCCGGCTCTGGAGCTACTCTAGTGGTTTCGGGAAATACGATGACCATCGGAGCAACTGGAATCGGATCGGTGGTTTCTAGCGTGCCTACCGCCTCGTACACAGCGGTTACGTGCCCGAATTTTCCTACTCCCGCAGCAGGATGGGTAGGTGGCATGTATAAAGTAACTGCTGACATCACGACGACGGTCGCCAGCAGCACTGCCGGAACCATGAACACCTATGTTGGGTATTTTCAAACTGATGGCACATACCGGACGACTCCGGTGGGCGGAACAATTAACTTGCAGATAGTGGGTTCAGATTCTCAGAATACAAGCCCGCAATTGTCTGTTATAGCCTTCCGTGCGCAGGCAGGACACCCTATTGGGTACTGCACCAACATCTTAACGGGAACTCCTGCGGGGTACACTTACTCGGGGGCGTGGTATCTTGAATATCTTGGCCAATAGGCAACACGACACCGAAAGGGAGGCTGTATGGTCTATGCGCAAATAACGTCGGTAGCTTCGGATGGAACTACTGACGCGGTTACTCTAACCATGGCCGAGGGCAAAAACGTGCTGGCAATGCTGGCGAGCAAGGATGCGACGGCAGCAACAGTAAACGCTGCCGCGAAACAGGCTGCGGCCACATCCGCAGGCGTAGCTATCGATCAGGTGATTTTACTAGGTACAGCGTCGTAGCTGTATGCACTGCGGTGCCTGAGCAGGACCGGCATCTACGATAGAGGGAGGGCCACAGGAGGGCCTGAGCAACATGGCAAACAATCTCAGGCCCGCATCATCTATCAATGACCTCCGCACCCAAGCCCACATGCAACTCTCTGCGCGCCTTGAGTCCATCGACCTCACGCCTTTGCTTATCAGGACTCTGGGGGCCAATCTTCCAGCCTCCATCTTGCCTTACTTGATATGGGAACTCGACATGATGATTCCCAGTGTCCCGATGCAGGCGTTGGGCGTAACATCCCAGACCATCATTCAAAACGCTCTTCCGCTCCACAAGATCATGGGCACGCCGGGAGCTATCGTCCAAGCTCTTGGCCTGTGCGGCTTCACTGCGACCTGCTACGAGGGGCAGGCATCATGGAGCGGATCTGCTTATCCATCAAACCAAGGATGGGCTGTCTTTCGTGTGGGAGTGAGCGGATCAGGACAAGCACCCATCGGAGTAATCGATGGAAGCAACCGCGTATTCAGTCTCCCCTCAATTCTAGTGGGCAGTTCTCTCCGCGTCTTCTACAACGGGCTCTTGCAACGCCCAGGAGTTGACTACACATCATCCGGGACGGGGCTCACGATGTCCTTTGCTCCTGCGTTGAATTCTTCGTTGTGTGTCCTGATGCGCAAGGCCACAGACGGGACACCGCTCTATTTCGATGCCGTAGTGCCGACCGTCTCGGGTTCGAATCTGGTTCTTCCCGAAGCGCCAATCTCGATTGAGCTATACCGAAATGGCGTAGTTCAGAGCATGGGCGCCAATCCAACTCAACTCGGCTACATGGCCACGATTATCAACTTCTTCAAGCCGGCGCGCTGTCTGCTCGATTCGGTTTTCGTTCAGTCTGGCGAGGACTACTACATTCTCGACGGGAACACTATCGTGCCATCTGTGCCGATAGGCAGCGCATCTTTCGTCGCTTGGGGAACCTATGCGGGAACTGGAGCGGCACCGAACTTTGCGGATTGGATCACCCCGACTGGAACCTTTGACGGGACCAACAAGGTCTTCACGCTCCCGCAAGCGCCGAACCCACCCGCAAGCCTACGCCTCTACCGTGGACGGCAAGTCCTGAAGCCGGGAGGGGTTGACTTCACGTTGAGCGGCGCAACGATCACCTACACCATCGCTCCGCCGCCCACGGCCACGCATCTGGCCTTTTACCGCTACTAGGGTGCGGTACAATCGCTTTGACGGGTACAGAACCAGTCTGACTCGCCACAGAGCCTCTTATCAAGGTCCCGTGGCGAGTCTTTTACTTTGGAGGAAACACTGATGGAAACGAAGATTGAACCGAACGAAACTGCAATTGTGACTCCTGTTATGTTGCCAGCCTGCCCGTACTGCGCAGACGATCCGGCCCGGCTCTCGATCATGAATCAGATCTTTCCTGGCGGCATGATTGGCGCCATTATCTTCTGCGGGAACCCTGAGTGCCGGAAGATCATCTCGACGCAGATCGTTGGAAGGATCGAACAGCAGTCCCCGAATCAGGACTCGAAGCCTCAAGAAGCCGTAGTTGCTGGCCCACAGTTGGTGAAGTCTCCGGAGGCCCTGTGAATAAATCAGTAAAGCGCATCATCGCCCTCGCCGCTCTCTGGCTTTGCGCAGCCTTTGCCATCGCCCAGGCTCCCATCGGTGTTTGCATCAATAACGTCGCGCAGACCATATCGAACGGCGTCATCGCCCCGATACCTTACGCAACCGTGGCGCTCTGCTCGTCGGGATCGACAGCGGCCAATTGCGTGGCGAACAAAGTCAGCATCTACACCACAACAGCCCTCAGCACGGCAACTCCTACAAACCCATTCACGGCCGATGTCGGCGGAAACTACTATTTCTGTGCGCACGTGGGGCATTATGGGCTTCTTATCAATTCGCCCTATGGCCAGTATTTCGTTCCCGATGTTGCCCTGGTTGACGACTGGTCGACCGGCGGAACAATGACGGGGGCGCTCACAGACGCATCTGGATTCATTGGCCCGCTGACCGGCAACGTGACCGGTAACGTGAGCGGAAATGCGGCCACCGCAACCAACGCAACCAACGCAACCAACGCAGTCAATGCCTCACATATTTCAAATGTGACTGACGTAGGGGCCACTGGGACATGGTATGTCCCGCTTTTTGATAATGCCACCGGCACAGTATCGGCATATACAAAAGCCTCCGCTTTGATGTATTATCCATCGTCCAATTTTTTGACGGTGAATGTTACTCATGCCGATGCTGCCACAAATGCCACTCACGCTACTACCGCAGATACAACCACTGGCAACGCGGGTACTGCATCAGCGCTAGCCGCAGCCCCAAGCGTGCTCACAAGCCCAGCTGTCTCCAAAGGCGTGGACGCATCTGGTAATGCCATCGCTCAGACGTTCGTTGGTTCGCTAGGTTCGACAGGTTACATGACGTTGCCGGGAGGATTAATTTTGCAATGGGGGAGTTTAGGAGGGCTTGCTGATAACGGGGTGTCTTCGGGTAGCTTGCCGTACAATTTTCCTAACTCATGTTTCAAGGCATTTGCTACTGAAGATGAATCTGTGACTGCGAGTCGTCCTGGTAATCCGAGAAATATTGCTGCCAGTTGCAGTACTTCAACAATAACTTTGTGGGCGAGCGGGTCGGGTTCAACTGGATCTTGGTTTGCAATTGGTAACTAAAGATTGAAGTTAGGGAGCGGGACAACGATGGTAGAGCGCAGAACGAACGTAAGCCAATTCGCGGGAGTGAACGCTCTCCAAAAAGACATTGAGCGGCTGACCAAAGAGCGGGATGCGCTCGCCAAAGAGCGAGAGAACTCGCAGACAAGGCTACTTGAAGAGCATGGCGTAGCGCTGGCAGCACTGAAGACCGACCTTACTTTGATGGTAGAGCGCACGAAGGATCTTCCTGCTGCTATCGAAAGACTTAACACTCGACTGACCGCCCAGGAACGGTGGAAGATCCTCATGACCGGTTACGCGGCCGCCTTTGGCATCATGGGAGCGTTCTTGGGATGGGTTACAA